AGCCATGCGCGGGGCGGGGTGTCAAAAGGCGGACGACAATCGGACAATCGGACAAGGAGACAATGAGACCGGGAGGCGGTCAGCGCACTTCTTGCTCGGCGCGGATGATCCACGTGGTCTCGTGAGGGTCGGCGGTGACGCTTTTGAGGCGGTAGTCCACGCCGTCGTGCGTGATGATTTGCCGTTTGGTGAGCGCGCCGGTGCTGTTGATGAGCCCGGTGTCCTTCAGCGCGTCGTGATCGACATGCGCGACGAGCGTCATGCCCTGCACGAATCCGCCCGCGGCCTGCTCGATCTCGGCGCGGCGTGTCGTCACCGCCGCCTGGATCTGCCGCGTGCCGAGCAAAATGCGCCCCGGAAAGCCCGCACGCAAAGCGTCGAGAGACCGGCGGGCAGCGGCGGCGATGGCATCAGACAGCATACCGGGTGGCGGGAGTCAAAAGGGAGGGCAATATACGAACGGATCAGCGGCGTTTGCCTAGTGTCTAAAAGTGTCGCGGGGCGTTTCAATATGTGACTCCAGTTGTAGAATCACTGTTGTGCCCATTGAGAGCGTTTAGCAGCGCATCGACGCGGACCTGTGTTGGGTCGATTTTCTCGCGGCGGTATCTTCCCAAATCCTCCTCCGATAAACAATGTGGGACTGCTACTTTGAATATCAGATCGCCCGCCTCATCGCGGATCATGCCCCAATCAGCAAACACTTGGCGGTCATGCTTCAGCTTGCCAACCCAAGGCACAACAATCGGATGCAGGCGACCAGATGGGGCGCTGCTGCCCGACTTTTCATTTTGGATTTCTTCGCTCATACTACTTGGACTTCGTTGGTTGATTCTGGTTATGCGCCCCATCGGTCGCCTGATCCTTGTCGTTCGCCGAATCAAGTTCCCGGTGGCGAATCAAAAAACCCGCTCCTGCTTCACGCCAAGGGTGAGCGACGACATACCAGCCGTTTGGGCGGACCTGTCGGATTTCCAACTCATCCCCGACATCGCAAAAGTGCTGTCCGGGCAACTCATCGGATGGAGGTTGAGTTAGTTCACAGGTTGCTATCACACGATCTCCAACGGCGAACAATGGCACTGGAGCCAACCCTTGCGGGCTGGCCTGCACTGTCTCGGGCTTCGGTGGCGTTTGGTTGGTGCTCATAGGTCTTGGGCTTGCGTTTCGGGTGGCTCAGTTTTGTCGTTCGCCTCCAAGTCCTCGATCTTGCGCTTGGCCCTTTGGAGCCGCGTGTAGAGTTCACCAGCGCACCACCACTGCACGTGATCAGTCGTGGTCATGTCGATGATTGTGCCATCGTAGTCTTGGCCGTGGCTCTCGCCATCTGTGCCCGCGCGGAAGCTCATTTCTTCCTCGCCGTATTCGATTTTGACGATGTAGTCGCCCGTCTGGTCTAGGTGCCATTCAACAAGATCGACGCCATCGGTGATGCCGATAGTTTCGACTATCTCTTCCAGCCATTCGGGAGGACAACCCGGCTCTGCTGCCAACCTCTGGGGCTGGTCTTGGGTCATTGTTAGTGTGCTTGCTTCGGTCATGTTATTGGGCCTTTGTCGTGTTGTCCTGGTCGTGCCCCAGGGTTGGCAGAGATTGAGCGTTCACCTCTGATAAATCTGCTTGCGCACTTCGCGGATGACGCGGTGCATTTTCGTGCAGTCGCCGAAATGGTCATTCGCGACGGGTTTCCAGAAGCGGATGCTGCGTTGCGCGGTTTGTTTGGCGCGCAGCTCTTGACCCGAATGACCTGCGATGATGTCGTGCCCTGAGTTTGCGGGCAGCCACCAAAACGGCTGCGCTCGGCGGGAGATCGAGTCGATGTAGAGCGAGGACTTGAAGTAAAAATCGACGTAGGTGTAGAGCGCGAGGGCAGGATAGGTCGGGATGCGCGAGACATCGACGGGTTTGCCAAACTCGGCGGCCGATCCTTTCAGCGGCCAGAGTCGGCCGCGGCTCGCCATGCAGAGACGATAAACGCGTTCGGTGGCGTAGCCTGAGTCGATGCCGCCAATGGCAATGCGGGCGCGTTTCGTGGTGCCTTTGATGATCCACTCGCGATCGAGCACTGGCAACACATCCTCAATCGTGTGGACAGTGCCATAATCGACGACATAGGCTGATCCATCGGCAGCCGTCGCTTCTACGCTCCAGTGTGTTTCGCGTTCGCCCGGGTCGGCGGTAAAAGTGAAATCCACGGGATCAACGGGGCATTCGCTAATCATGTAGGCATTGTCACCGAGCGCGCGGCAGTCGAGCACCTTCTGCTCGCTCACGGTGAACTCTTCATGCGACCACGGAAGGCCGAGGTATTGATTGTAGAAGTCGGGCTTCCCGCCGGGCTGATCTTTGCGGCGCAGCCACAGCGCGGCGAGGTCGCCGAAGCTCAGGAACGGCGAGAGCAGCGACGGCAGGTGAATGCCTTTGTCGGACGGTGAGGCGCGGTCATTCGTGGCGACGGCTTCGCCACGGCGCACGATCTCATTTTTCAAGGATGGGTCCCATTTGCAGCCATTGACGAGGCATTCGGCCCAAGTGTCCCGCCGCACGGCCTCGACGTCCCAGCGGCCGACGAGATCGCGGTGATGTGCCGGCCATTTGATCGACTTGAAGAAGTCCATCACCTGCCACTCGTGGCAGTGCGGGCATTGCACGTGCCACAGGTGCTGCGTGGAATTCACCCACGACGACCAGATCGGGCCGTCGTCGGTGGTGCAGGTGCTGCCGCGCACGATTTTATCGACGCCGCGATAGGACAGCGTGCGCGCCTCGGCGATGCCGAGGAAACCCGGCGGCCATTTATCGACTTCATCATTGAGCAAGTAACGAATCGGGCGGGAAGCGAGGTTGTTTTCGCTTTGCGCGCCGGTGAGGCGCACGGTCATCGTGAGGAAGGCTTGCTCGAGCTTTTTGATGGCGTCCCGACCGCGGGGCGTAAGCTCTTTGATGCGAGGGCAGTCACGCAGACGCGGCAGCCATTCGCGTTCGGACCAGCTTTGTGCGTTGTCGGTGGTCGAGGTGAGGAAAAGCGCGGGGCCGGGATCTTCGGAGATGGCCCACATGAGCGCATTCGCGAGGAAAGTCGTGAAGCCGAGCTGCGCACCCTTGGGACAGGAGATGGTGCGCACGTCCGAGTCGCCGAACCAGCGATGGCACGGGATCAGGTAAGCGGTGAAGTCGGGGTCGTAAAGGCCGGGGCGATTGGTGAACCGCTCCGACATGTGAACGTTCGACCGCACCCAGGACAAAATGTCCGCCTTCGGCCGCGGACGCCAGATCGTGCGCAGTTCGTCGCGCAATGTTGGAAATGTGGCCGTCATGCGGGAGATCCAAAGTCGATTTCTTCAGCGGCGCGGAGGATGACGCCGATCTCGGCGTCGAGCTGGGGCCGCACCTGGTCGCGCAGATTGTCGGGAATCCACGCCATGAGCCGCTGCGGGAGATTGGAGAGCAGCGTGCGCAATGAGGCGCAGTATTGCAGCAGGTGCGTGCGCGGCACGAGGTCGCCGCTTTTCGCCAGAATGTCCGGGTTGTCGCCCGCCAGCTTGCGCAGACCGTCGCGTTTCGCGTCCAGCACGCGGTGCAGGAGCGCCGCTGCCTCGAAATCACCCTTTTTCTCCAGCCAGCCGCACCGAATGGCAAGGCGCTTGCATTCCGCCTTCGCCCGCAGGATCTCGGCCTCAATGCCTTCGCCAAGCCCGTCATCGACGACGTGCTCCGGCGGCTGAACTTCCGGGTCATCAAGCCACGCAGGACCCGCAACGTCCGTCTGCTCCGGCGCAAGCGACGGGAATCCGTGCTTTTTCCCCCACTCCCTTCGCCACATCAGCCACCGAGGATCAGGTGGATTACTCGACCGCCAAGTGCGCACCGACCGATCCGAGACATTGTGCGCTTCCGCACAAGCCCGAAGCATCGCCACTTCCGCTTCCTTTCGCGACATTCCAGCCATCGCGGAAGCGTGGAAGTCAAACGGAAGCCACTACGCGCCCCGACTTCCATACCATCCCCCACACCCATCACGCACAAATGCCGATAGACGATAAACCTGCGGGGAGGCGGACGGATAAAAGATTCCTTGTGACCGTCGGCGACGTAGGGCCACACCAGCGGGCGTCACGCCGCCCGCCTTATAAATCAAGCCTCCCACGCCAGTGTGACGGCGTTACTCCTGATTTTTTACCTTTAATCAAATGCTTAACAATAAGCAGGAAATGCGGCTTGTTAAACACTAATCCCATTTTTGCTGCGTCACGCCGTCACAACATGCCGGATGCCTTGTGATTCAATACTTTCAGCGTGACGGCGTGACTTGAAAGCCGCCGAAACACACCGTAACAAGCCGCTTTTCCGTCCACCGCCCTTGTTGCGGGACTCCTCACTCACTTGGTGGAGCAATGCGCCACCCCTTCCACGCCCTTGTGTCGGCGTCAACCTTAGAGAGCCGAATCTCGGCGAATGCCTCGTCCTGGTGGAGTCTCGCGAGTAGCACACTGGCTCGGTTTTTGTGGAAAAGCGCCTTGGCCATGGTCGCCACGCTGCACCGATACGGCCCCTCGTTCGTGAGCCACATCTGCAGCGTCTCCGCCCTGCCCCACCAGACGCGCATGCGGTTACCACGCGAATCGAGCGGCTCGCGGTCGCCGATCATATCCCACAGTTGCGCGCCGTCTTCGCCGCCCTCGACATCCGGCGACCACGCATCCTTGCTTGTGAATCGCGCCATGTCGATCAGCCGCATCAGCTCGGCCTGCGGCGTCTCCTCATAAAGCGACTCCTTGATGCAGGGTGCGTGATACTCACGAAAGCCGAACCTCGTCGCGCTGCGCCCGTCGGGGTAATGCTTTAGCGCGTCGGGGATCTGCCACTCGTTGATCAGCCAATAAAGGAAGCAAGGCAGCTCATCCTCCATCGTTTCGCGGAAAAGTTTCCACGTCTCCTCGGTGTCTTCCTCCAGCAGCGGCAGCGGCACGCGGCGGCAGTGCAAAATGATCACCTTGTCGCCAAAATCCCCCGTGATCATCGGCAGCGATCGCAACTTGTCCTTGTCGTCATTCACCGAAATGGTCAGCCTCCAAAACGGCGACACCGTGCAGGGCTCGGTGCGCATCAAGCGCATGCGCTGCGCCGGGTTCGCGACCACCTGCTTGATCTTCTCCGCCAAAGCGACGCGGTCCACCGTCTTCTGCGACGGCATCGGGATCTCCGACAGCATCAGGTGCTCCGCCGCAAACACGTCGCCGTTGAACTCATCACTCTCAAAAAGAAACTTCGCCGGGTCCGCGAATCGCCCATAGCCACCGAGCAGCGGCGTGATGATGTTCTCCTGTATGCGGTTCTTTCCACAGCCCGCAGGCCCGGTCAGGATCAGCGCATGCCCTGCTCGCCAATGCCCCGGCGAGCCGTTGCGGATCGCCTCCGCTGCGACCTTGCACCACGAGTAAAAATACGGCGACTGATCAATCCCGCCCTCGGGCCGCCGGTCCATCATGCCTTCGATGAGCTGGCGAATGTGCGGCCACTCGCCCTCTTTGGCCTGGACCAATTGCGGCGAGTGCTTTACCACGACGCGCTCCTTCGAGTCCAGCACATGCAGCCCCTCGACGTAGCCAGGCAGCGACGGATAAACCGCGTCGAGCACGCGCACATTCCGCGCATGCAGCAGCACCTGCTTCGACTCGCTCAGCATCTCATTCTCGCGGGCCTTGATGGCGATCATGCGATCCGGCAGCGCACGCATCGCATCGACCACCGCGTCTTTTGTCCACTGCGCCCATTGCCCGTTCGGTCCGCGCCGCATGAAGGCATCGCCGCGCTCGGGATACCACCACAGCGCCAGCTCCTCGCAGACCTTATCCGCGTCGAAATATTTCGGGGCCGCCGCGCTAGCACCGCTTTCAAACTGCGCCTTGCCATCCGCGCCCGCCGCCATTTTGCCGCGGCGCGGGTTGCCCTCGTTGCCCTTTTTGGTTGTGCCCATTTTTTTTCAAAAATCTCAGTTGATTGGTTGCAATGATCGCCCGCCGTCAAAAGTCCCAGCACCGCGCCGCCTCGCTCATCGCGTCGTCATGCACGAGCACCGCGCCCGCCTTCACAACGTCGTTTACGTCTTTGAGCGGCACGCCGTCAGCATCGCACAGCCCCGAATGCAGGATACCCACGTCCGCCGCGTTGCGTTTCCGATCATACCATTCGGCCAGATGCTCCGGCTCATAAATCGCGCCGATGTGAAACGTCTCCACCGCCGCGCCAGCCTCGCGCAGTTGCTCCTGCCATCGCAGCGCCGCCTCCATGCCTGGGATTTTGCGCGGCTGTAGATGCCCGTTGATCGGCTCGTTCTGGTCTTTGAGCGGGTCCGCGTCAACCATGATGCGCACGCGGCAGCCTTGAAAATACGGCAGCGCATCGTCCCGCATGCGATTGCCCGCGCCGAGCATGCACACCACCGCGACACGTTCGACCATGCCATGCTGATCGAGCAGATCATACGCGGCGAGCATATCCGGCCCTCCCTCCACCAGCATCACCGCCTTGCGCCCGTCGAGCGACGCTGCCCCCACCGGCCACTTCTTGCCGCTCGTGCTCCAGGTCTTGATCTCACCGCCGTCCTTGCGTGGATACTTGCCATTGTCGATGCGCCGAAACTCAGCGCAGTTGCGCGTGTCGTCCGTCGCGCACCAGCTCGGCCACGCACCACTGCGGCGCTCGCTCCAGGTGCCACCATGATCCTCATGCATCGGCCACATACTGAAGGCCGCGCGTTTGTAGGTCCGCGCCGCCAGCCACACCGCCGCAGTTCGCAGTCCTCGCGACGCCGCCAGCTCGGCGCATTCATCTTCGCGCAGGTGACGGAGTGGCGGCAGCCGCGGACGCTCCTCAGTCTCAACAAGCCGCTTTTCCGCCTTTGGAGGCGCAGGTCGTGCGGGCATCGTCCAGTTCACATCATTCGGCAGACGCACACCTGCGATCATCGCCAAATCATTCACCGCCGCCTTGAAATCGACGCCGCGCTGCGCCTGCCAAAACGCAAACACATCGCCCGACCACCCGCACCCAAAGCAGTGCCCGTGCCCCTCATGCCCCTTGCCATCGACCGCAAACGACGGCGATTTCTCCGCGTGAAACGGACACGCCATCACCCACCCGCCGCGCGATCCTTTCCGCAGCGGCCCCAGATTCAGGTGCTCGATCACCCGCCGCAGCTCCAGCCGCGCGCGGATCTCGTCCTTGATGTCGCGCCAGTCGCTCATGCCGCTTGCTGAAAGGGAATCACATTTATCGGCACCGTCATCGCATCGAGCGGACTCCGCACACGCTCGCCGTCGCCATGCACATAGATCATCGTTGTCTCCAATGACGCCTGCCCGAGCAGGCTTTGCACATCGCGCACATTTCCGCCCGCATTGAGAATGTCCGTCGCGCAGCAATGCCGCAGCATCTCGCGGAGGCGATCAATGGCTGGTAACGCGCTGAAATATGCGGCGATCACCTTGGCTCGAAGAGGCCGAACAAGAGCGCCGCAGACGACGGGCGTTGGAGTCGTGGTTGCATTCATAGCTTTTTCTCGCCCGTGTCTGGGCTTCGGTCGTCACACCCCCACCGGCTCCGCCGGCACATCCTGCCAATGCGTCACGTCGATCGGATGTCGGGCCGCGTGTGACGAGTCCCACCAGTCCTCGCCCTCATGATAGCCGAGCAGCACCTCATCACCGCCCCACACGAGCACGGTGATTTCATCATCCGGCAGCGTTTCGCTCGCACGCCACCAGCCGCGCGCATCCGGCTTTGGCTCGCTGCGCCGCGCTGCCTTGCCACTGCCACCCGCGCCATCCCGCGCCATGTCCAGCCCGGTCTCGATCAGCTCGCGCTCTACCAGCATCACGCAGCCATCCACGCATCTCGGCGCGGCGACCACATGCACCGCCACGCCCAGCTCACAAGCGACCTCGCCCCATCGGCGGCCTTTAGGATCACTAGGCATGAAGCCATCGGCATACTCATAGGCCCGCCATGGCTGGCCCGACTCGCCCTGGCAGAATTGCCCGCGCTTTTCAAACGGCTCAAACACATAACCCGCCGACACCGGATGCGTCTTCGCCATCGCGCCCATGCGCTCGATCCACTCCGCATGCCACCGCTTCGGCTGA